TAAAGAATGGAACAAGTCTGGTCAAATACCTTTTCTGGAGAGAGGTCTTTATAAGCCCGAAGTGAATCGTCCTATTGGCGATTGGTATATGAACACCCGCATACCCCAAATGCTCAAGGCATATAAGATACCCGACACGATAGACAACAGGTTGTGGGCTTATAATGCCGGGATAGGCAACGTCAAGAAGGGCAGATTGCCGAAGGAGACAAGGAACTATATCAGGAAGTATCATAAATTGGAGAATAGGTAATGGATAACTGGGACAAGTATTATATTCCAAAAAGGAGGGAAGAACTTATAGCGTATTTAGTTAAGAGATTTCCCACAGGTAAGTGGCATAGTAAGTCAAGGGCGTGTCTTTATGCGGTGTATAGGAAGACAAGAGATAAGGAGGGTTAAGATGAAACTTGAAGAAGCATTGGTAAGGATAAGCAAGCAGATAGCAGATACAGCATTGACGCTCAAAGAGGCAGTATCAACATTGGTTAGCAGTATCAATGATAATAGCCAGAGTATAGATGCACTGGAGAGACGCATTGAGGACTTGGAGCGTGATATTGAAGTGTTGAAGAAAGGGTAAGCAGATGACCTATAAGATTACCAGAGTGATACACCCCATATTCAACGGGCAGAAGTTAGAGGCAGAGGTAGAGATAACCTTGACCAATAGCACGACAACAGGGCCGAATGATAGTGGGGATATGCCTTGTAATTCCATTGATGCCTACAAGGTGCTATGGATAACAGATGAGCAGGGCAATGTGCTATGGCATATAGGTAATGGTAAGCCTGCACAGGGGCATATAAGCCCAGAGTTAGGGCTGGCTATTGATACAGAGGTGGGGAGGATAGAGGACTTGGAGCAAGACAAGGATGATAGCAATGAGTAAACCCTTCGACAATCTATCAAGCAAGAGATTTAAGACTTGCGGGTATGGTAGACCCCAGTTAGATAAGGACGGGCATTATGACGAGGTATGGTGTAATTATTCAAAGGAGCCGTTGTTCTGTGGAGAAAAGGAGTGTCCATTGAATAAGTTATCATCGGAAGAAGAAGAGAAGATATGGAAAGCAATCGAAGATTTTAATTCCCCAGGAGATTAAGATGAAAATCAAGGAGATGGAATTGACAGACCTACTAAAATTACGTGATTCAATAAAGATAGTTTGTATCTATCTTGAGATACCTCTGTTGAGGAAGATACAGGCAGAGGTCGCTGAGAGATTAGAACAGTTAAAGGAGAGGCAATAATGTATAAAGGCAAGGAGAGAAGGAAGAAGGGCAGAAGGGTAAGCGATAAAAGGTCGGCTATAATTGATATGAACGTGGGGGACTTTATTTGTATGTTTCTTCCCCGAAAAGTAAGCGGAATAAGTATATTGACCACGATAAAGAAAACCAAGATATTACCTTGACAGAAACAAAAGATAGGGCATACTTTAACTGATGAAGAAAACGTCCCATAGATTAAGGATTTCTCCCCGGAAAAAGAGTGGCAGGCTTCCAGTACTCAACCTGGACAAGTCGTCATCTCGGACGTGCTATGGGACACCTGCCACTCTGTATTTTTGTTCACTCGCCTCACGTAATCCTAATAACGAAAGGGTATGATTTATGGCTATTGTAGATAAGATAAACGAATTTCTCTCATCCAACGAAGGCATTAAAAATGACCACCTGAAATATGAGATTTCCAAATTAGCAGAGTGGAGCTTCCAAAGGCAATTTATGACAGAACAAGAGGACGACAAACCTTATTCATTAAGGTTATCTTCTGCCGGAAAATGTCCTCGCCAGTTAGCATATGGATATCACGGCTTCGAAAAAAAGGGCAAGGAGATGGACGGCAGGGGGCGTATTATATTTTTTCAGGGTGATATGGTAGAGTTGATGACAATGGCACTCGCCAAAATAGCAGGGTGTAAGATAATGGCGACAGGGTTTAATCAGTTATCAGTTGAATTGCCCATAACCCTCGGAGAACCCGAGGAAGTCATTTATATTAAAGGACACCCTGATGGTATACTTATAGACGACGAAACATATTTAGTTGAGTGTAAGTCAATGTCGTCCTATTCGTATGATAGTTTTGAAAAAGGGGATATAGATGATACCTATCTTGCCCAGATAAATCTTTATATGCTCGCCTTAAATCTCCGCAAGTGCGTGGTGGTCGCTATAAATAAAAATAATGGGGTAATGAATGAAAGGATAATAAACTATGATGACAAGATAGCCCGAGAAACAAAGGATAATTTAGTAAAGGTCATAGTATCCACACCAGAAGAACTGCCGAAATCAAGATATGAACCAAACGACAAAGGATTTTATCCGTGGAACTGCCTCTACTGCCCTTGGCATTATATATGTAAAACCAACGCTGAAAAAGTGCTTATTGGAAAGTCATATAAGTTAAAAGAGAAACAGCAACCGAAACTGTTAAAAAAGGAGGTAGTAAAATGAAGATTGACACAAGTGCATTCTTAAAGGTCGAGAACGTCAAGCAGGGGGACTTATTAAAGATTAAGTCCGAAGGCGAGAAGGTCGAAAGTAAGTTCAAGAACGAGGACGACAGCCCCAGATACCAGTTTAATTTCAAGGTCGAATTGGCGGACGGAACAGAAAAAGTCCTGTCAATAAACAAGACCTCGCTTAAAAACCTCTCTATTGCTTATGGAGACGAAAGCACGGCGTGGATAGACAAGTTGGCAAAGGTTAATATCGGTATGATGCCTACTGGAAAGAAGTTTATAGTCCTTGAAGGGGTCGAATAAGTCTAATGCGAATGCAACGCAAACGCATATCAAGGGCACCGTCCAAGGATTTTTCGTGAGTAAATATAGAAAAGGTGTTTAATATGAACCATTTACAACAAAAAGGGCTTACCTGCTTACGAGAAATACTGTCGTTTTGTTTTGGAAGTTTTTATGGAGGGCGATGCCCTCAACAGATTTTTATTTCTAAAACAAAAACAAACAACGGTAAAAAATACTACCACAACTTTAGAACTTTGTCAAGAGTTTACAGGAAATAAATTTATTATGTTAAGTTCGTAAGCACACTTTGATTTAAACTTAACAATTAGTTATGGGAGGAAATTGCAGAAATGCCTAAAAACGTGCTTAAAAGCAACCTGTGGATAACTTTGGCTAAAAATGACATTTATTATAGGACGTTAAAATGCCATACACAAGCATAGTATTCGTTAAGTTATTCTGGAAAGACCTGATTTATGATGACAAACGTTTCATAGAGCAATTAAGCGACCAGGAGAAGGGTCTTTACCTTATGCTTTTGCTTCTCGCTGGTTCTACTGACAATAAGATACCCTATAATGCTGAATACATTAAAATTACCCTTCATTTAGACGCTGACCTACTTAACATAATAACTATGATAGATAAGATACTATCTGTTTATCCGAAATTAATAAAGAAAGGAAACTTCCTTAAATTTAAGAATTTCAACAAGTTAACTAATCAAATAAGGATAGCCGAGGAATATCCCACGTTTAGCCGTGAACAGATAACTCTTGTTCTAAATGCCTACCTACTTGAAAAGGGTTTCAATCCTGAAATACAAACAGGGGCTTTTCTTTCCCAACAATATGCCCGATATACCAAGACAATTAAGAAACTTCTTTCCTTATCGTCAGGAGAGGAAAAAGCAGTTGAAGCAATAAAATGGATTAAGAATTGGCTTGAAAAAGCGGGACTCAATTGGACATTGGAAACCGTAGTCAAGCATTATGATACCTTTTTAGGAAGTAAGGACAAACAAACTAATGGGGTATGGTCAAGTCCGATTAAATAAAGACTTATTGGAATGGAATAGATTTGTGGATAGCCAAGTCCTATTCTTCCGAGACCTTTATCTTTACTATGTTAAGCGTAATGGTAAATTAGCCGACAGCATTAAGCAAACTGCCAAAGAACTCAAACAATGGGGGTATTTTGGACAAACAAATACTAAAAAATATCAAAACCCTAACCTCACAATTAGATGGGGCAGAAACAGAGTTTAAGTCGAGGGGTAATGTTCCTGAGGTAGGACTTACATCTTTGCCTGAATTGAATAAACTGATTTGGGGATTTCCTAAAGGTATGACGGTTTTTGCGGCAAGGACTTCTATCGGTAAGTCAAGTTTTGCCGTCCAGTTCGCTCTTGACTTCGCACGGCAAGGAATTGATACGGTTTTTATGTCCCTTGAAATGGACTCTGATAGTCTAATAGAACGTATGTTCTGTAATGACAAAAGAGTGGACAATACTATGATGAAAGAGGGTTTTTTTAATCTTATGCCCGCCATGCAAGAAAAGTGGACAAAATTCAGGACAGAAATCGAAACCCTACCCCTTCTCTTGACTTGTAGTATCGGTAAGACTTTCGCAGAAGTAAACCGATTTATTGAAATGTTAGACCCTAAACCCAAAGTCGTAATACTTGATTACGTCCAGATGACCAAGACCACAAGAAACGAACGTGAGGACTTGAGCGAATATGTCCGACAATTCAGGGACTTAATGCTTGGGAATAAAATGAGAGGTATAGTGTGCTCGCAGATAAATCGTATGATAGAAAAAGAAAATGACTACCGCCCAAGACTTGAAAACCTTAAAGGTTCTGGTTCGCTGGAAGAAACACCCGACCTCGTGATAATTTCTCATTGGAATTGGTTCTACACAAAAAAGGCGGAAGAATACAATAACTATGATTTGTTAATCGCTAAAAACCGTTCAGGCAAAACTGGAACACACAAACTAAACTATTACCCTGAATATTTCAGGTTCGATGAAGTAAAAAAGGAGGGTTAATGAGTTATATTGAAAATGTAAGTAAAGGAAAAGGAAGGGCTGGAAAAGCCGATTTATTAAAGCATTTAAAGGGCGTTAGAATTACCCAAAGACAGGCAATACGGGCGAAATGTTATGACTGTAATGGTATGGGGGATAGTGATGAATGTGATATAGAAACGTGCTCATTATACCCTTATAGCCCCTATTCTGGCAAAAAAGGAGTGCCTATAAATGAAAAATAGGGCATTTTACCACGTCCTTGTGCTTGGAATATGGACTCCTGGAGAAAAAGTCTCCCAAAACGGGCTGGGATACCCCCAAACGCCAGAATATCACGTGGAAGGCATTACAGAGGATAAAACGTAAAATGAAAAAACCATCTTGGAAGACCCTGCGTAAGAAAGCAGACCGACTTTTACAACAGTATATCACACATAAATACCGAGATTGTCTTGTATGTGGAGAAGACATTTATTGCGGGCATCATTTTATAACCAAAAAGAATGCCGAGGTATTGCGATATTATATTCCGAACATCATTCCTATTTGCCGGAACTGCCATAGCAAAGTCCACGCGCAACCACATTTGGTTGAACCCGTAATCTGTTTTCAGAAAGGAAGTGAATGGTATGAAGACCTGATTATTAAAAAGCGGGAGTTTGTAAAGAAAAATTGGGAATGGTATCAAAACCATATAACAAGATTAGAAAACCTGATTAAATATTTAGAAATGGAGAAAATCTAATGGATAAAATAGACCTGGAAAATAAGTCCTCGGTAGAAATAGACGTTATCTTAGATGGGCTTGAACAAAAACTATCGGCAGAACAGGACGCCCAAACTTTAATCGAGCAAGCACGTATAGACCTTCGTAAGAAAATCGCCCAGTTGAGATTAGAAATACTCGATAAAGACAAGGCGTGCGAACAGGCAGGACACGTAATAAGCCAAACGAAGATAGATATAAAAAGAACCGAGAGCAAAAAGTTCCA